AGACAATTCAGTTTTTGACTACTGGAGTTGGCTTGCCTGACAATCAGATAGCCCTATGGATTTTGAAAGACTTAGGCATCTCCATTATTTGCTTTTATCATATAACGCTTGCGACTAAAAAATGATTAAACTAACCGAACACTTTTCTCTCGCAGAACTAACGGCATCGGAAATGGCATCACGCCACGATTGGGACAATACCCCTACGGCGTTGGAGATTGCTAATCTAGTTAGACTAGCTACACTACTTGAATCGGTTAGACGGTTAATTGGCAAGCCTATCCTCATCAATAGCGGATACCGTTCAAAGAAGTTAAATGATGCCATCGGCTCTAAAGATACCAGTCAGCATAGGCTTGGTTGCGCTGCCGACATTCGTGTATCAAATATGACACCAGATGAGGTATGCAACGCAATCATTGGTTCAGATATTGCCTACGACCAACTCATTCGTGAATTCTACGACCCTATATCTAAAACGGGTGGCTGGACACATATTTCAGTACCCAACGCCAATGGCATCCCACCACGCAAGCAAGCCTTGATTATTGACCGAAACGGCACAAGGCCGTTTGAGTAATTAGCGACAATACTCGTTTAGGACACTATATGCACGACTAGCCAATTAATTTCATAGCTTATCTATCAAATCAATACCATCGCCAATCCATTGCATGACAGGCACCGCCATTGAATTGCCAAGGGCTTTATATCTTGGACCGTCAGGGCATTTTTCTTTAATGTTGGTGTATTTGTCAGGAAAGCCCTGTAAGCGTTCGCACTCTACTGGTGTAAGTCTGCGAACTCGAAAGTCTTGCATAATTTTTGGACCACTATGTGTAGGGCCTGCCATATCAGCAGTCATTGTTGCAACTGCATCACCTTGAATAGTCCCATTGTATGTATCAACACCTACCGCAATAGGCACGTTGCCACCGCCTGTACCCCAACGGCTAGTCACGGTCTGACAAGTTTCGCCCATCTCCCTGACACGGCTATCGGCGGGGTGGGTTTCGTAGACTTTTTGGGTCAAGAAGGTTTCGCTTCCTCCACCGAGGACTCCATCGCTTGCCTTAAGGGTTCCTCCAATATCTCCCTCGCGGTATTGAGCAAGGCTACTTTCAAAGTATGCGGAAGGTTCTTTCCCCTGCGATGCGCTCGGCGCAATATCCCGGCACAGGCTTGTGCGCTCAAATAGAACCGCTGCGGCACGTCGCCAATCTCCAAGGTGTCCGACAACAAAGACACGACGGCGTCGCTGTGCCACTCCGAAGTACTGAGCGTCAAGCACTCGGTAGGAGAACCCATACCCGAGTTGAGCCACCGCCCCGAGGAAGGAACCAAAGTCCCGTCCTCCTGAGCTTGACAAGACGCCTGGGACGTTTTCCCAGACGAACCACTTGGGTCGAAAGTGGTCAAGCATTCCGCAATAGACGAGGGCCAAGTTACCACGTGGGTCATCCATCCCTTTTCTAAGCCCTGCGACTGAGAAGGATTGACAGGGGGTTCCTCCAACGAGAAGGTCAACTGGTTCATTTATTTTCCAATCTTTATATTTGGTCATATCACCAAAATTGGTGACATCGGGATAGTGATGCGCAAGCACTTGCGATGGGAACTTTTCAATTTCTGAAAATCCTACTGGTTTCCAACCTAAGTCATGCCACGCTACTGTGGCCGCTTCGATACCGCTACAAACGGATAGATATTTCAAAATGGTTCCTATAGATATTTAGCGACAATACTCGTTTACATAGTTAGGGGTATTGCCAGCCTTGGCTGCTTTACAGTTGATAGCTCTCTTTGCTTGCGCCTGTTCCATCACATCTCTACGGTCAGGTTGATTTAACAGGTAAGTGCAACCACCGATAGCGATTGCAGACACCATGACAATCTTTGCAGCTATGCGGATTGTTTGCCAAATGATCTTTGATTCTTCGTTGTTCATTTCTCTTGCACCTCTCTTAGCAAATCAATAGTGTCATCCCATCTTAAAGATGACTTAGAGTTCCATTTTTCTAGCTTGGATAAAATCACTTCGTTTCCTTTTTTAAACTTTTTAGCCAAAGCAACAGACAAAGCTACTTCCATATCAGCTGCCCTTTCATTTGCTTGCTCTCTAGCTTTCTCAATACCTTTTGCCACAAAGTCAGACACATACGCACCACACTCAGGATTCTTTTCAATATAGCTTTGAATGTACAAATAAAATTCGTAGTGTTCGTTCATTTCTCTTGCGCCTTTCTTAGTATTGCTTTGACTTTTTCAGCAACAGGCAAATAAGAGAATGGTGGAATCAGGTTGTAGTGCCAGTCCATGCCATTCCATATTCTTTGTGATTCAAGCAAACGAATTACATCTACGAGAACCTCTTGCACCTCATCTATTAGTGTCTTTGCTTGGTGGGTGTAGAGTGGAATGTTAATTGGCATAGCTGTATTCTTATCCCAGTTAAGCCATCCTTCTTTTTCATCTTTGTTTATCCACGCCGCTGGCTCATCTATTGGTGTCTTTTGTTTTAACAATTCACGCAAATGTCTTGTTTGTTCTTTGCGATACAAATCTGTTTGTCTTAATTCTTTAAGTGTTATTGTGTCTTTCATTTCTCTTTTGCTTTTCTTAATTACTACCAACAAAATAACCAATCATATAAGACCAAACGGCTACTACCACTGGACGCTGTAAGAAACTAATAAATTTATTTAAATAATGTCCACTCAGTATTTCATCAAGTATTTCAATAATCATTTCACTTCCTTTCCATTTCTAAAGTGAACACCACCAATATTGACTGTTCCTAAAGATTCAATTTTGTCGGCTTCCTGTACCTTTCTTAGTATTGCTCTAGCAAAATCAATAATTTCTTTTTCACCATCAAAATTTAATGGTTCATCCACCCATTCTTCTAATATTTCCTCATCTGTTAATGTCTTTGCTGGATTAGACCAAACTTGTTTTCCAGCGTGTTCATCAAACGCATAGGTTTTGACTTCTGAGTCTTTGCTTCTAACACCTCGATAAACATTACCATCGCCATAGCAATCAGTTTCTAGCGTCTTTGCTTTCAATGCCTCAATTTCAGCTCGTTGCTTAACTAGCACCTTTTCAAGCCGCCATATTCTTTCTTTTAACTCTATTTCTTCACCATGTTGCTGGCGTAGCATGGTGGCTATTTCTTCTCTAGTTATCAGCTTGTACCAACTATCTACTTCTAATAAATCAGCTAGTTCTAGTGCGTTCATTTTTCTTGTGCCTTTCTTAGCAATCAAAATCATCCAATAGCAAACCACCAATGCCAGCTAACAAAGCAATAATTATGTATGCGTAAATCATTTCTCTTGTTCCCTTTTTAGTATTGCTAATGCTTTTCTAGCCCATGTCCTGTCATGCTCTTTCATTTCTTCTGATAGTTCAGCGTAAGGAATCATTAAGCTACTCCATCTTTCATGTCTGCTAGCGCTAATTACTTCTGATTTCATTATTGAATCAGCCCATGCCATCCATTGCTCATGCTCAAGTTCAGCTAACGATTCAATCAAACCCTCATCTGTTAGTGTCCTTTCTGGATGTAGGTAGAGTGGTGTAGCAGTCCAGCCTTCTCCTTTAGCTTCATCCCAATTAAGCCAGCCTTCATCGCCATATTTATTTATCCACGCCGCTGGTTCGTTGTTCATGTAACGCTCCTGTATCTGTCTTCCCAATTTAATGCTTCTTGTTGGGCTTCTGTTAAAGATTCTTTCAGCGCCTCAATTTCAGCTTGTTGCTGGCGGAGCATACGAGCAGCATCATCTAATTTGCATGGCGAGCTTGCTTGCAAAGCATCAGCTAGTTCTAGTGCATTCATTTCTCAATCCCTATTCACAAATTTAATAATGGCATTGGCAAAGTCTTGCTCCCACAGGTAATCACTACCCCGCCAGACTACGCTCTCTGCCACTCTCTCAATCTCTACGGCGGTCAGGTAGCGCAATCGCCTTGGTTCGTTTACAAGGATGGTTACAGGAGCATCAGGTTCTCGCTGCTTTGCCAATAGAGCCAGTTGCACCCGATTGCCTACTCCAAAAGTTCTAAACAGCGCAGCGACGTGCGCCTTTACAGTTTCCACTTTGATGCCTAACTTATTAGCAATTTGCGTATTGGAATAGCCCTGCTTGACTAATTCCAATGTCGCTAATTGTCGTGGTGATGGTTGCCTCAACTCCTTCTCCTTTTGGTTATAAAACATTAGTATATTACACTAAAGAATCAAAAGCAATATTCTTTTCTTTCAACGCTTCTTTGATCTTTTCCATCGCCCGTTTTTCTATGCGAGCAATAGTTTGCTGCGTGGTGAATAACTCCACCGCTACATCGGATTGACTCATTTCAAAGCCATCATTGCAGCCTCTGTGGGCTAGTTTGTTGTTATCCATTTATTTTTGCTTTCAGCTCCGCCACTTGTTGCTCTAGCTCTGCCACTCTCGCCTGCAAGTAGGCAATCAGCTCATACTTTTCAAAAACAATTGCGCCGCCTTTGATGTCAGTTTCAATTTTCAAAATCCGTCATCCTGCATTATGTAAGCCTCTAGCCTCGCAATACGGCCCATTTCAAAAGTTACTTGTGCTGCGTAGTATTCCTGATGGGTCTTGCTTTCAAGGTATGCACGCTTCGCATTTTCAAGTTCACGCAACGCCAGCACCTTAGCCGATGGCGGGTTAGTGAAGGTAAGCCATAGTTCTTTTAGTTTGTTC